CTGTGCAATGAATGTGTGCTTGTCCTCCTAATGTAGAACTCGCACCAAGATCAACAGCAGTTGTGTTTGCTGTTGCACTTGTATTGGTTAGAGCATAAAGACTCTTCCCATTTCCAAAGTTGTCACCAGTGAAAGTTGCCGAGATCCCAACTGGATCTTGAACACTTGAATCAATAGTGTAGTTTTGGATCTTTGAGTTCAATAGAATAACTTTATTCCCAGCAGTGTCTCCACCTTGATAAATAGAAAGGGGAGTATCAGTTGCAGATCCAATGACAGCTTGTAGCTCTTCATCTACTGCATCACTCCCACCATCATAAAAACCAGATAGAGATGCTGATGCAGTTTCTATTGATCCAATATATGTTGCTTGGTTTGATCCAAAGACTGTTGTCTCACTGACAGCTTGTTCTCTTGAAAAACTTGCTGAGTTGAAATAACTTGTCAGATCATATGCACCAAACAAAACTTTGTTGTCTTTTCCAGCTAAAAATGTAGGCATATTATTCCTCTTCTAACTTCTTGAATTTATCTTCTGGCAATACAAGTCCTTGAAGTACCATCCAACGAGGGACAGATACATTGACTGGATCTCCAGCTTTAAATTCTTTCTTCTTGATTTCGCAATCTACGACTGCAATATATTTAATTTTTGACATTTTTCTACTCCGATAATGTTGCTTCTGCTTCGAGACTCATTTCAATCAAACAAACTCTTCCCTCATCAGACAATGTGTTTTCAACATTGATATTCTGAATTGAAGCTACGATGACAGCTCCATTGACAGTTGAGTCATCATTCAATTGATCTATGATCTCATTAGCTAGAGCAATAGCTCTGCTCTCGGTAGTTCCAGCAACAGAATCACCAGCTCCAGCTCTTAAAACATATACGAAGATCTCAAGTGATAGATCTTCTTCATAAACACTTCCAAATGCTTGAAAGTTGATTGTTGAATCTGAATCTCCAAAAAATATATGTTCTTTCTTTGCAGATTCGATTGGATTGTATTTGCTGATCGAGACTCCAGATAGACCAGCTCTTGCTGAAAGCTGAGTATGTAGATTATCTCTGACAGTCTTTAAAACTGATCCGATAGCCATTAAACACCAAAGACCTTTTCTGAGTTTTCATCGATCCATTGATTGACTTCTGGGATTCTTGTTGGATTCTTAAAGTTTCCTCCTTGAGTCACCAAAGAAATATTCCCAATTTCATCATTGAAACTTGTTGCACGATCTGGAATGTTTGAACTAATGATCCTATCAAGTAGGAGCTTCAAAGCTATTCGATCAACACCATTTCTGATGTAGTCCCAACCATATTCGTATTCCACAACAATTGGAAGTGGATAAGCTGATGTTGGCTCTGGAAATGATCCATCTATTCTATGAATAAAACCAGCACCTTTGTCAATCTCAAAGTTAGTTGTTGCAATTGTCTCACCTAAGATCTTGACTGAGATCAATTTATTTATGTGAAAGTTAGGAAGACTGATCATTCGATCTTTCTCACCTTTCATTTTCACTAGATTATATTTAGGAGTCCAAGACACTCCAGTCCACTGTTCAAGTAGATCTGTGATCTTTGCTCTTTCTTCAAGGATTGTTGCATCTGGATAATCACTAGCTGAATCCAATTGAGATATATCAAAAGATCTTGCTTGTGCTTCAGTGAACAATGGAAAGCCCATCACTTCGTGATTTGTTCTAAGTTTTTGACTGACACTTTCCCAAGTACCAGTCCAGACAGCATAAAGTTTTTTCACATCAGCTGTGTTTGAAATTCCTAGATCATAATAATAAACACCAGTCGATTCTTTAGTTGCTGACTGACTATTGATGACAGTTGCTCCAGCTTCATCGGTCACTGTGACTGTGACTGATCCACTTGCATCTGTCAGTGTGCCATCAACATAAGCATTGACATAAATTCGACCTTTTGAGTCTTTAAATAGTTGTTGAGTACCACTACCAACTGAATATCCGATCATTATCTTTTCCTTGATCCCTTAGTTTTTTTCTTTTTTTTCTTTGACCAATACGAATTTGAATCGTGTCTTGGCATTAAGATTTCTCTTTTCCAGCTGGAGAATCAGCTTTCTTCTTTGGTTTTGGAGCAGACTTAACTGCTTCAGCCCAACCCTTTTCAATAAGATCAACAGCATTGTTTTTGTCTGTGTCCCAGATCTCATCTTTCTTTGGGATTGGTTGTCCATTGTATAGTCCAGTCATATCGACCAGCATCTTGATTTTCATTATCAATCTCCTTAAATTCACCGAGAACTCCTCAGACAGCAAAGAAATATCGAAACATTACAAACGATATTTGAAAGAGTTCTCAGTCAATGCTCTGTTGCCAGAGCAAAGACTTTTATCTGTTGCCAGATAATAAAATTATGGTTTAACCCATAACCATTCTCTTGACAGCATTTGTGTCGAGTAGATCACCATCAGCACGATATATTGCTCTGAAAGTGACTAAGTCGTTTGCAAACGCATAATCAACAGAACGATCCAATTGGAAACCTTGAACTTCACGAATGAAATATTTGCTCATATCTCCGAAAGCCATAACTTTCTTAGCTGTTGCAATTGTTTCAATGTTAGGATCAGAAGCAACTGGAGATCCAAGAAGTGAATCTGGATTTCCTAATTGCAAGGATGGTTGCCACAAGTATTGGTTGTTTGAATCTTTTAGTTGTCTAACTTCTTTCAAAGTAGCATCATTCATAATCCAAGCACCATTCACTCTGTATGGACTTGTCACTGCGTGATATAGATCAATAACTTCATCAGAAGTGATTGCTGTTGCACTAGCACAAGTCACACCAGTTGATGTTGCATTCATTATGCCATTTGGTTTGGAAGAGCCATTTCCGACTGCAAAGTCAGTTCCAGCTCCATTTCCTAATGCACGACCAATGTCTTGTGCAAGGAATCCCTCGATGTCCACGCCCTCATCAGCAAGAAGCTCTGAAGACACTTGAACGAGATAAGCATATTTGAAAGCTCCTAAAGTGACAGAAGCACTTGTTGGATCGCTTTCACCGATTGCTCCACCCTCAGCAACTAATGAAGCTGAACTGTGAGCTGTTATTTGTGGGAACTTAATGTCTTCACCAGAAGCAGTTGAGACAACTGTTGCAAACTGTCTCACGACAGCATTTTCATCAAGTTTCGCAATTATTTGGTCATAAAAACCTTGAGGAACTAATCCACCATCGCCACCTTTGGTCAAGTCTCTTTTCTCGAAAGAATGAGATCTGACTTCACCAGTAGCCATTTTTCTTAAGATAGAAGCATCAGTTTCAGCTTCTTCCTTTTCGATAACTGGGGCATTTTCAGTTTCAAAGATTGCTCTTGATTCTTCTGATTTTTTGTTTGCTTCTTCAACAGATGCAAGTTCTTGAACTCTGGCATCGATTTCTGACATTCTGTCATTCATCTTGTCCCATTGTTCTTTTTCAGAAGCATCAAGTGATCTTTCCTCTTTGATCTCACGATCATTGAGTTCTTTCATTTGCTCCCAGAGACCAGCTCTCTCTTCATAGAGATTATCTACGATATTAGCCATTTTTTATCTCCTAAGATATTGGACAAGTGAAGTCGTTTCGACTTGTCCGAGTCGTATGTGTAGAAAAGCAGACTGATTCATCATCGAGTTTGCTTAAAATTTATTTATAAACTTTTATTTTTCAGCAGATCAAGTCTTCTCTTTCGAGCATCTGCATTGAAGACAGTTTCTTCTTCTTGTTGCAATAACTCTTTAAGAGTTCCCTTTTCATTTGCTTCAACGAGATCTCTTAGATCTAGTCCACTCATATCTGCAAGACCTTTGAATGATCTTTCAGTTGAGACAGTGGAATCTTGATATGCTGGGAAAGGAGTTGGACTGACTTCATAAAGTCTTGTCTCTAATACTTCTCTCAATACTGGATCATCAGAGCTTTCTGGCACTGACCATCTTTCTTCTATCACATCAAATCCAAAACTTGAGTTTGTGACATCTCCTCTTTCAATCATCTTGAAAGCTGATCTGTGATGTGTGATGTCCAGATCCAAATCAACCTCATAGTGAAGTCCTTTTGAATCTTCTGACAATTTCAATGTCCCAGCTCTTTTAGATCCAAGAACAAGATCAGTTGAATGATTAAAGAGAGCTTTTATGTCATCTCTTGAGGTTTGTGTCCCTCTTTCATTAAGAGTTTTTGTGAAAGCTCCTCTTTTGATCTGTTCAACAAAACCACCACCAAGCACTTGTGAAGATCTGTCAAAGATAGAAGCATATCCACTGATCACAGCTTTCGATCCATCAAGGGATCTAGCTTCAAACTCATTGACAATATATCTCACATCGTGAGCTGGAGTTGGTCTAACTTGTTTCGGCTCTGAGCTGAATATTTTTTCTTCTATTTTTTCCAATGTTCTTTCTCCATCATCTAATTTGATTATTTCTCGATCTGCCCAAGCAATTGTCCGATCAGCTCCATCGAGCATAGATCCAACAGATATTTCAGCTGATCCAGATCCCCAGAGCCAATGTGCAACCACACCAGCTGAGATCTCACCATCTTCAACTTGTTCAGATTGAAGATCACCACGATGTCTTTTGATCCACGCAGATAATCTTCTTAGTTTGTCCTCTGTTATTGATCCTCTTGCTAAAGCTCTGGCTTCAGTGATAGTTTTTTCAACTAAACCATCACCAGCTTTGTCCAAATTCTCAAGACCTCTTTCAGCATTTGCTTGAATATAATCTGGAACTGAAATATGTTCAGATCTTTCCTCTGATCTATCTTCATTCAGTTCATCGTATTCTTGATGAGTCTTGCAAGGCATATAGAAAACATCATCACCATCTTCCATAGTGTGAAAAGATGTATCATCGATATAACAACCGATGACTTTTGCTTTTGCAAGTGCTTCTTCTTGAGTACCAAACAAATCTTCGTATGGTTTAGCCATTATCTTCCTATATATATTTCTTAAATAAACGATCAGACCATTTCGAGTTTGGATTAATCGATCTTATCTTCTTTGGATCGAATATGTGTCTTGACTTGATATGATATTCACGATCAGAAGAATTAAACTTTGAAGTCAATTCTTCTATTGTGTAGATCTTTCTCTGTTCAATATGATCCAAAGTAGGAGTCCAGATCTGTCCAAGTTTTTGAGTTTTATATGATCCATCAGAATATGCAGTTGGATATATAAATATCTCGAAATCTATAAGACATCGATTTCTGAACTGTGGTTTTGCATAAAGTCTGATCTTCTCATTGTGTCGATCAACTCTTTCTTGGAATCGTTGATATTTTCTAAGATCTTCATTCTTGATAGAACTAGATCCTTTGACTTCAATGAACTTATTCTTCAAATAAGGAGAATCAGCTTCATTCTGAGTCCAGTAGCAGACAAAGTAGTCTGGATTAAAGAACTCATCGTTCCACATAAATGAAACGACATTTGGAATAGGGGAATTGAATGGATCAGCTCCTAATGTTTGGAAAGCTCCAGAGCAATCTTCAAATTGCATCCAGTTCCAGTCACCAGAGATCTTCTTGATCCCATTCGTTTCCATATCAAATTCAAAACATTCAGCACCATAATCTTGTTGCTTTGTATTGTTTTGAAATCGTTTTGCTACTGATCCAAAGTCACCAAGCATTGATCTTGTGTTTTGTTCAGATAGCTTATCTGGATCTCGTAGATCCCAGATTTCTTTCATTATAACTCTTCCGAATTATCAGCTTTCGTTCTGAGTTTGGTCATCTTGATCTTGAACAGATTGTTGATTCAAGTTTTGCAGATACGAATCTCCAATTTCTTGATCTACTGGCTCAAGATCTTCTTTTGCTCTGATCTCATTAACAGAAAGGAATCCAGCATTTCTTCCCAAGTTATATGCTTCATATCGAGCTTTGATATTTGCTCTTAATAATCCAGATACATCAATTCTTGCAAATTGATTTCTTGGAAGCATCATCGTGAGTGCTGTCTCGATTCTGTTGATATAGGGGAGAAGAGTTAGTTCATAAAAAACTCTGTTTTGCTCCTCAATACTAGATCCGAGCTTTGTAGTTTCTGAGAGATCACCGATCATATACGCTGGAACTCTAAAGAGTCCACAGATTTCTGATTTAGTGTATTTCCTAGATCCCAAAAACTGCATTTGTTCGTGGTTTAAAGCCATAGGTTTCCAAGAAGCTCCCTCAGTCAATATTCCGATTCGATGAGACTTCTTAGTTCCCATATGTTTTCTCTCAAAGCTCTGCTTCAAGATGTTGAGTGATTCTTCTGTTGGACTTGAGTCCATTTCGATCACTCCAGAGAGAACAGCTCCATTCTGAAAGAATCTTCCAGCAAACTCATCTTGTGCAAGTGCAATTCCAATTGCTTCTTGACCAGCTTCTATTGGAGAAAGTCCCAAATCAGATCCTTGTTCAAAGTTCTTGATGTGAACGATCTCTCCAGCTGGATTCATAGATGTGTATCTAGTGAAAGTCTCTTTTCCATTGAAAACATAAACTGCTTTCCCATTTTTTCTTTGGATCTCAATATCATCTGGATGCAAGTTATAGATCTCAGATGGAAAACCATTTCGATCTCTAGCTGTGATCAACCAGTACGAATTGCCATAAAGACAAAGTGAATTGATTGATCTGTGCATCCAAGTGAATATATCTGTCTCTGGATTTGGCATTCCATTAACAGCATCCAAGAAAACTGGAGGAGTTGTGGATTCTCTATAATCTTGAGTCTTTCTAAATGTTTTGACTGGCATTGTTGCAATCGAATCACTTATCAAAGAAATACAAGAATAAACTGTTGCAGAAGTGATTGCAGTTGATGGATCAACTATCTCACCAGATGCAGTCTTTCCAGTTCCATCCATTCCCAAATTAAATAAAGAAGCATCCATATCTCGCTTCTCAAATGGTTGTCTATTAAATAAATCTATTAGTCTCATAATCTCTCAAAGTCGAATAAAAGTGAAATAGCTATCAGTCCAGATCCAAGAACAAACAGTCCAACAGTTGTTGAGACAAAGAATGCTGAGACACAAACACTGACAAATCCCACTGAAAAAATAATTAGGTTATTTATCATCAAACTCCTAAATTGATATAAATTCTGGAGACTTCTGATCATCTTCTTCTTGTGGTCTGATTAGATCTGACCATCTATCGAATGCCATTATTGAAGCAATAGCCAAGTCGATCTTTCTTGCAGATGATTTGTTGATCTTTGTGACCAGAGTCCCTTGAGGAGTCTCTTTTGGGACACAGTTGATCAAATGTTGGAAAAGGTTGAAATCTCCATCGTGTGAAAGTCCTTGTTCCATAACAGCTGAATAAAACCTTGAGGTTGCTTCAGCCATTTTCTTTCTATAATTTCCCTCGAAATAAAGGATCATATCTGATCCATACTTGTCTTCTAATTCATCAAGTTCTTGATGCCAACCCATAGGATCAACAACAAACTCGACAACTTCATAATCTCTAAAGATCTGATCTATTTTTGCCAGAACTTCATTTCTAGGAACTTTCCAAAGTTGGTTTTCTTGAACTGGTCTTTCCCAGTGTCCCAAGACTTGAATGTGTGGTTTTTCTTCAACTGAAATCCCCACCAATGCTGTTGAGTCCCTTGAATACGATCCATCAAACGCCAATATGATTTTTGATTCTTTCTCGATGGTTTTTTCGGCATAACATTCCTCCCACACACCAGCTGGAAGCCATCTCTCAGCTGTTGAAGTCCATTGATTTAAAAAATATCTTCTAAATTCATTCTCTGGTATCTGATGAAAAGCTCTTTCAAGCTGTTCACGATCAACAAAGTCATCAAGAGCTGGATTGCTTTGTTCAAGAGCAAGTTGTCTTTGATCGAAGTTATTGATGTCCAATTCTTGATCTGCTTCGTATATTTTAAAATAAAATCCCTCATCTTCGATTTCACCAGCTTCAATTCCTTTTGCATATTTATAAAGTCTATAAGCAAGACTGTTCTCAACTCCAGCAGTTGTGATGTTGATTCCAATCGTGTTTGCTCTTTTCCTAAGTCCATTCTGGATCACCAGATGAGCTTTTTGCTTGTTGCCAGTCATCTCGTGGATCTCATCAAAGATTCCAAAAGGAGCTGGTCTAAGACCATCATTCTGACCAGCAACACAAGGAACTCTTAAAATATAAGCATTGGGATTGTCCTTGACTATGATCTTTCGTTCTTGAATATCAACAAAGTGCTTCAATTCACTGTTTTGGATCATTGCTTTTGCAGATGAAAAGACAAGATCAGCTTGATCATAACTTGATGCAACAACTGGAATGATCGGACTTGGATTTCCAGATCCTAGCAGTCCATAAACTGCCAACATTCCAGCAAGTTCAGTTTTTCCATTCGACTTTGGAGTCGATATATAAGCAGTATGATGTTTGAATGATCCATCTTCTCTAAGTTCAAAGAGTTCTCTGATGATCTCTTTCTGCCAATCTCTTAAGACAATAGGTTGTCCAAGATAATCTCCAGAAGAGTGAACACAATATCGTTCAATGAACTTGATAACTCTATTCCCAAGAGTTTTCATTATTCTTCCTCTAGTTCTGCATTAAGATCAGCAAGACTTTTCTTTGCTTGACCTATTGAGATCCCTAGAGACACTCTAGCTTTCGGATTCATTCCTATTCTGTCCTCAAGTTGTCTGATCTCAGCATCTAACTTCAACATTGCTGAATATAGAGGATTAATCACGACTTGACCTTGTGATCCTACGACCAAACGATCTTTCTTAGCTTGTTTATAGATCCTCTCTCGTTCATCCATCAGTGTTGCAAGTCGATAAATGATTGATTGATCTGATTTCTCATCAATTGCACTAGCAAGATCACTTGTCCAGAATGCTTCCCACCACAATTTCGTGTTTTTTAAATATCTTCCAGATAATTTCGGAATATTTCGTTTTTTATATGCAGACATTTCGACCAGCTTTGGTCGTATTCGATGTTCTCTTTGATCAAGTGGTTTAGCTCTAGTCATAATAAAAAAATATTTTTTTTTGAAAGTTGTGAGACTATA